ATTTTTTATTTATTTTAATTTTTCGCCATCTTTTTTAGACTTGCAGGCATTACAAGTGATCTAAATAGTTATTAAAGGTTACAACCCTATGAAAAGTCATATTCATCACCATCCAAACGGCTTTCATCTTCATCAAAGATTTCAGATATAGCAATGTCTTGGTAGGCTGGATCTACTAAATTATGACTAATAATTTGATCCCAAGAAGGAAACCCTGCGGCAACTATTTCTGGTGTTATACCCATCACTCTCATCTGCCTTATGGAAGCGTTCGAACAACGAGCTACACGTTCCATTAACAAATTTTGGTAATCTCCACGATAGGTAAGTGTAAGATGCATAAATAGACTCTTAATACGATCATATGCATCCTTATTAGCACCATATGTGCCCCATGCGTGACCAATACAGGACATCATAACATCAATTGGATCACGAACTTTTACTTCTCTACCCCAAATAACTCTTGGTAGAATCTCACATGACTCTCTAAAAGGAATAGAGATAGATTGACCATTTCCTTTAACAGGATTTTCTACTGCATAATGACGCAAAAAAGTTGAACCTTTATGCGATAGCCAACCTTGAAATTGTTTTGACATAAAAGAGATTCCATTTTTATGATCTCTAAGGTCCATATCAAAATAATCCTTAAGAAAGGATGAGAAACGAAAAATATTAAAATAGAGCTGACCCAAAGGATCACCGCTCATATTATAAAGTAAATCATCTCCATAACAAATAAAAAAAATTAGCATTAAGGAAATTTCTTCAAGACGAACTTTATATTGAGAAGGGGCATTAGCTATAGTCCAAGCTGAAAAGAGAAAGAATAAAAACGCTGTAACCCAGCTATCACAATGAGAGGTATTAAGCATGCCACTAGGAACTCCTCCCTCATGTGTAACAAATATATCAGCAAACAAACGTTCTATTCTTACTGCTTGTATCTCAATTACCCATTTCAAAATCTTCTCTTTAAGGGCATATTCAGGTGTACCTTTCTTCTCATGGACAAGTGACATACTGAAGTACAAATTAGTAAGAAGCTCTCGAATAGTAACATCAAGAGCCTTATAATCTCCTTCACAAATTATTTTTGACCACTCATTTTTACCAAATATTATACCCAAACATCTAGCGAGACGATCGTAACCGCCTCGAGGCCATTTATGACGAATCTGAATAACCCAGCCTGTTTCAAGAAGCATTCGTACTTTTGATATTAAATTTTCCATAACATTAAAAATACCAGAAGGTATTACAAAAATACGAAGTTTTTTTAGAAAAGCAGCCCAAAGAGCAGGGTCACGTTGCTTATCCATTGCATAATAAAGCTCATTCTTGGGTTGTAAGTTAAAAACAACTTCAGGTCTTTGACCATTACGCAAGCACCATATAAGCATACTTGTATTAGGCTCAAATTGTTCTATTTTTTTCCCATTAGGAGAAATCCTAATAGAAATGCCTTCATGATAAACTTCTCTAGTATCTCCAGATTTTAAACCATCACTTGCAGCAAGATAGATCTTTTCAAAACGGGAAGAGTCCAAGCGTGCATCTTGTGTACGAAATTCAAAGATTTTCATAGCTCTATACATCATATCCATTGCAAGATTTGTATGAATAAGGACTTCTCTGGTTTTATCAGGCATATTTGGGTTTCTAACTTGTTTTAAGATAGCATCAGGTAATTTACGAGGAAACAAATTAGACATAGCAGAAACAACATGAGGAAGACCATTAGTAGTACCTAAACCCCATACATAAGCTGATTCCCGTCTAAGTAGAGTATTCTGTAAAGTCATTATATCAGGTTCTTTCCAAACTTCCTTTTCATAATAATTCCAATCGAATCGAGTGTGGTGAGGATCATAACGAGCTTGAAGGTGATCAAAATCAGACCTTTTAACTGCCCATCTGACCAAAGGGTGAACATCACATAATTCGATACTTTCTGGGTAGGAACAATATCTGAAAGGAGGGGGGATCTCAGTACAATTACTATCTTTTCCCAAACCCATTCTAAGATATTCTTTATCAGAATCTGCATTAAAAACAACTGAAACTTGACCATCTGTAACATCTATACCTGCTTGGATCTTAGCAGCTATATCCATAAGTTGGACATCTTTTTCCTTTATATAGGATGTGTAACTGAAACCATAAGTAGAAGGATGAATACCTTCTGCTTTTAAATAACAATCACACCCATTAGTATGAAAACATTGAGGATTTGCGTAAGAGATATCAAAATAATCAACCATCCTGTCTTTATAAGTCAAATAGGTCAAGCAAGATTTGGTACGGGACTCTCTAACAATTCGCTGTAAAGCGTTCAGGTGGGATTGAGGAGTGGTAAACGGAAGCCGAAGTGAACAAGAATTAAGTGACGCAATCCTGA